CCAAGCTAACTTAACTAACAACTACTACACAAAAGCTACAGTTGATTCTTCTATAGCTGCTAGTGCGCTTACGTTGGACTCAAAGATTGATACCAACCAATCGAACCTAACCAACAACTACTATACTAAGTCCGTTGTTGATTCTTCTATAGCTGCTAGTGCGCTTACGTTGGACTCAAAGATTGATACCAACCAATCGAACCTAACCAACAACTACTATACTAAGTCAGTTGTTGATAGTTCCATAGCTGCTAGTGCTTTAGTACTTGAGACTGAAATTGATGCTACACAAGCTAACCTAACCAACAACTACTATACTAAGTCAGTTGTTGATAGTTCTATAGCTGCCAGTGCTTTAGTATTACAAAGTCAAGTTAATGATAACATCTCTAATATTGTAGCTTTGAATAATACCACATCTTCATTGACTGGTAGTATGAATAGTGCTTATTTAGAATTACAGTCAGTGAATGAAAAGCTAGAAACAGAAGCTGAAACAATTCTTCGTAATCTAGTTAATGCAGAAGCTGATAAGGTTGCAGTAAATAAACAAATAGCCAATGCTCGACAAGAACTTAAAACTGACATTGTAAGTGGTATTTCTGCTGAAGCTGCAAGTAGGTTAGCACTTGAGGTGCAAGTTAATTCTAACCAAGCTAACTTAACTAACAACTACTACACAAAAGCTACAGTTGATTCTTCTATAGCTGCTAGTGCGCTTACGTTGGACTCAAAGATTGATACCAACCAATCGAACCTAACTAATAACTACTATACTAAGTCAGTTGTTGATAGTTCCATAGCTGCTAGTGCGCTTACGTTGGACTCAAAGATTGATACCAACCAAGCTAACTTAGTAAACAACTACTACACAAAAGCTACAGTTGATTCTTCTATAGCAAGTAGCTCTAATTTCTTACGTGCTTACTCCAACATAAGCTCTAAAACATTTAATCAACCAACAGCACCGACTATCAGAGGTATTGACCCACAAACATCAGTTAATATTCCTTTACAAGTTGGTGATTTATGGGTGGACACATCCAATGCAAACGAGCAAAAATCATGGAATGGAAGTGCATGGATTAGTGCAAGAGATGGAACAATAGCAGCAGTAGATGCTAGGGTTAATTCAGTAGAAACAACTCAAATTGGTTACTGCATTATATCTGGAAATACTTCTGATTATAAAACAAGAGGTAGTTGTGAGACTGCTGGTGGTACTTGGGTTGTTGGTTTACCTCTAGCAAGTGCTGTGAAGCAAGTACAAGTAACATCACCCGATGGTGCTACTGCTACTATTCAGGATACAACATCTGCACAGGCTTCGTTGAACACTGGACTGAAAGCACAGAAAGTCATCAAACTAGATGTTAATGGTCACGTTAGTGGATACGGGGCTTATGCTGATGATGACGGTGGTAGTGAGTTCATTGCTAACGTAGGTAGATTTGCAGTCACAACACCAAGTGACGTTATACCTATAAGAGCACTTAATACAAATTACTCAGTTGGTTCTATATCTAGAGTAGCTGGTTACGACAGTTTAACTCTAGTATGCAAGTCAGCAGGTACTACATCTAATTCAGCTTTGGACTTGTCTAACTCAAGTATAGGTGGTATAATAGATGATGCTTCGGTTACTTGGCAAATTGCAAGTAGAGTACCATTCTCTGTACTATCTGCACCTACATCTATTAATAGATTAACAGTACCTGCTGGTATCTATATGGATGCAGCATATATTCTTAACGGTACTGTACAGAACTCCCAAATAGGTAACGGTGTAATTGATTCAGCTAAAATTGCGGATGCTGCTATTACTACAGCTAAAATAAGTGATGCTGCTATTACTTCTGCAAAGATAGGCACAGCACAGATTAACACAGCACATATTGGAACACTGAATGCGTCAGCAATTAACGCTGGGTTTATCAATGCAGATAGGATTCAAGTTGGAACTGCAACGGTTTTGGCTGACAGCAAGTCAGATTGGGAGGAGTATTCTGCGCCGTATGGGGTAGATACAAAGACAGGAGATGGAGTTTCGTTTAATTTTGCGTCTACTGGCTCAAAAGTCACAGTTACGGCATCTATCAACGCAAGTATTTTTTCTTATAACACCTCTACAAACAGTGTAAGATTTGAGCTTAAAGTGTGGGCCGATGACTGGTATCCATTAGATAGTCAGTTTGTGTACGTCCCTGCTGTGTTTCTCACAGGTAGCACTATTAAATTAGCAGCAACGTCTGGGACGCTACAATGGCGGGGCGCGTTTAATCCGAACGACTTCACTATAGGAAACGTCAATATTCGGATTGAAGTAAGCGCAACACCTCTCGACATTAACAACAACGTAACTGGCTTTGCCCTTTCTACGGGTTATCCGGGTGCATTACGAGTGGCTTCTAGTCTTATTGCAACAGAGAATAAAATATAAAATGTTTATACGTTACGAAACCAACGGCAGAATTTATGAAATTCGTGCGCGCAAGCCGAGTGAGGGTGTTTATATTGAATCAAGTACACCCGTAAGTTCACATAACCACTATGTTCAGGGTGGGCAAATATTACCCATACCTGAGCAACCTTCACTTAACCACATCTTTGACTACACAATAAAGCAATGGGTTGACCCAAGAAGTCCATCCGAATTAAAGCTAAGTAAGTGGTCTGAAATAAAGAAAGAGAGAGACAACGTAGAGACTTCTGGATTCACTTGGAATAACTTAGTATTTGATTCAGATGCTAGAAGTCAACAACGAATCCAAAGTGCAGCACAGCAAGCTCAACTTGATAATACTTCTGCGTTTAATTGGACATTAGCTAATAATGAATCAGTACATCTAACATCAATTCAGATGCTGGACTTATATAGACAACTCAGTGAATTCATTCAATCCAACTTTGAAAAAGCTAGGGTTATTCGCAACCAAATAGAACTCTGCAATACAGCAGAAGAACTATCTAATATATCTTGGTAATAATACCAAGTAAAACATAAAGGAAATAATATGGCATGGTATAAAACAGGTACAATTTCTGTAGCTAACGGTGGTGTAGCTGTTACAGGCTCTGGTACATCTTGGGTAGCTGGTGCGGGTATTGGTGAGGCTATCTCTCTACCTGATGGTAAAATCTACGAGATAGCCAATATCTCAAGTGATAGCTCTCTTACTTTAGGTAGTCCATATTTAGGTACTACAGTAAGTGGTCAAGCATATACAATTGTACCAACACAAAGTTATATTAGACAACTAGCTGCTGATGCTAGTTCTTTAGTAAGCTCTTACGCTGGTGTACTTACGGGCGCAGGTAGTGGTAAGTTCCAAGATGGAACAAGTGGTTTACCGGGTATTTCTTTTAGTACCGATGTAGATACAGGTATTCGTAGGGTAGCAGCTAATACAGTAGCCATTACAGCAGGAGCTACTGACCAAATTGTTGCATCAACAGGTGGTGTAACTGTATCTAACTTAACATCAAATGGTGGTATTGAGTCCAGAGCTACGCTAAAGACCAAGTTCAACGATGCTTACCTTGAATTTCGTCAGGATGATGACACCCGTACAGGCTACATCCAAGGGCAAGGTGCGCTCAATAGGCTCGTTATTAACAATGAGCGAGCGGGTGGCGAAGTTCGCATCGCAGCAGGTGGAGGCAATGCGAACCTTATCGTTACACCAACTGGTGTTGTGGTGAATGGCGTCTTACAGCAGGGTGATAACGCAATCTTTGAAGCAGGTCGCTACATAGATTTTCACTCAGGAGGTAATCGGGACTACAACGTCAGGTTTGATGCGGGGCCTGACACGGGGGTAGAAGGTGGCAGCGATGCAGTGCTTACTTGCGGGACGTTTAGGAGTATAGGGACGTTTGCTGCACCTTTGGTTCAAGCGGGTGATGCTGCCAGCATGGGCTACGCGCTCATTGCCGTAAATTCCCCTGTAAAGTACAAGATTGCTACACTTCCAGCGACCGCAGACGGGACGTATGACCAAATTAGAATTTTAGGTACATGGGGTGGGTGGGGGGCAACTCTCAAATACTCTTTCGATGTCATTGCATCAAACCGTGGCGGGCTAACTGTAAACCTCAAAGATGGCTTCCATATTGGCTGTGCACTGGAGTTTTGGACCGAAGCTGATGGGCGCGTATCAATTTGGGCATATCTCAAAGGTATCTACACGGCTATGTCGTTCATCATTACGGACGCTATTGCGGCAACTGTTGAAAAGACCCTCATAAACGCAACCCCGACAGGAACTTTGACCGCGACAACGGAAACCATGCTCCCAAGGATGGGTGTGGATAATGCCGGAAACGTAGGTATTGGGGTTAACCCTAGTCCCTCATCTAACGCAAGGGGTTTTGAGCTTGCTGTTAATCCAACCTACTCCGGTCCTGCTCTTATTCACGTATCTGGTAGCTGTAACGCCTTCTATACCTCAAATGCGTACTTTTCTGGAACTTGGAAATACAAAGTTTCCAGCAATACAGCAGAGATGTACCACCAACAAGATGGGACACATTGGTGGTTGAGTGCCGCCGCAGGTACAGCCGGAGATGCAATCCCCTTCACGCAGGCGATGACTTTAACCTCATCGGGAAATTTACTTCTGGGTCAAACTTTTGGAGGTTACTCCGATACTAACTCTATGGCATTGGAAGCAAGTGTTGGATACTCAGTGTTTAATCATTACTCCAGCACCGCAAGCGGGGTTGGGTATTTGTATTTTGGGCATGGTGGAGTTGGTGTCGGCGCAATCACCCAATCAGGTACAACATCTGTAGCCTACAACACCACATCCGACCATCGCCTGAAAACCAATGTACGGCCTGCTAACGCCAACAGCTTCATGGATATTCAATTCCGTGATTTTGAGTGGACTGATGGGCGGCACGATTGCGGCGTGATTGCGCACGAACTGCAAGCAATTTACCCCGACTTGGTTACGGGTGAGAAAGACGCTACTGAGGTTCGCATAGTAGAGATTGAGCCCGCCGTTCCAGAAGTGCCTGCTGTCACCGAGCAAGTGCTAGTAACGGCTGCTGTAATGGGTGATGACGGTGAAGAGATTGAGGCTGCTGTTTACGAAACGGTTGAAGTCACCCCAGCTATTCCTGCTGTCCCTGCTGTAACAGAAGAGCAGACTTTCCCGGTCTATCAGCAAGTGAACTACCAAGGATTGATTGGGCGCATGGGTACTCGTGTGCAGCAGCTACAACGCACTGTAGATGCTCAAGCTGCAATAATTGAAGCAATGGAACTACGCTTGGCTGCATTAGAAGCAGCTTAGTAAATTACTAACTTACTAACTTATTTACTTACTAAAGGATTATATAAATGAAGGATTTCACAAATGAATGAATCAGCATTTTCTAGAGTACTTACTTTACTCAAGCAACGTCTTACTTCTAAAACATACTGGGCAGGTATCATCTTGGCTTTACTTACAGTTGTTGAAGTTAAAGCAGGAATTATAGCAGCTTATCTTCCACTTGAGTATCAACCTTACTTGATAGCTGTGTGGCCTGTTGTAATGATGTTAATGCGAGAAGTTACAACTACTGCATTAGCTGACAAGTAACAATACATCAGGTGTTCCGCTACATCAAGTGCGGAATTTTTGGAATTAAAATTAACAAAATGCTGTGGTGTATTATAGACATATACCATAGCATTATCAATTAGATAAGATTAGGTGAACACGATGGACTTAGCATTCGGCCCATCTGAAACACTAGCGGCAATAGCTGCTGGATTAGTAGGAACAGTAATAGGTATTCAATCAATAGTAAAAGGATGGAAGGAATCCAAAACAGAAAGCAACATTATAACTTTAATGCACTCCGAACTTGAGCGAATGTCCTCGCAGAATATTCTCCTTAGTTCTGAATTGAATAAGCTCCAAGTTGAGATTATACATCTTAACAAAGAGATTAGGGACTTATCCTCTGAGAATCAAAAGCTATATCACGAAGTAGCGTCAATTACATCTGAAGTATCTTTACTACGTGAAGTTATTATTAACAACAGCCTAGAAAATAGAGTAGGTCGTAGGGTAACTGACAATAAAGCACTGTACGCAAGAACAAGTGAATTACTTAAGTCATCACCTCTACCTATTATACCAATTGATGAGTTCGGTCCAGTGCAGGATAATGAATCAAGTAAAAATGATTAAATAACACATTACAAATAAGGAGGAAGTATGCTTCCAATGATTGCAGCAATAGTCAGTACTTTGCTAGCCAATAATCTACCAAAAGTAGCTCAGGGTATTCTAGATAAGGGCTTGGACGCTGTAGAACAAAAGCTAGGCATTAAGCTAGAACCGGATATGTCACCTGAGAAGATAGCAGAGATTCAAGCTGCTGCTACAAAGCACGAGGAATTTAAGATAGAGCAAGATAATAAGAACACAGATAGTGCTAGGGTTATGCAGAATACAGCACTGAATCAAGCTGATGTATTCAGTAAGAGATTTATTTATTACTTTGCTTCATTCTGGAGTTTGTGCGCCGCATTGTATATTGGTTTTATTACCTTCGGCACTATCCCGGAGTCTAACATTCGCTTTGCAGATACTATACTTGGATTTATCCTAGGTACTGTAATTGCTACGATTCTAAACTTCTTCTTTGGTAGCTCCAGCGGTAGCAAGATTAAGACAGAACTTATGGGCAAGTGAGGTCAATAATATGACGTACAAATTCGGAAAAAAGAGCCTAGAGAAGTTATCCGCAGTACATCCTGATTTGCAAATGGTGTTTAAGCAGGCTATAACAGCTTCTCCTTACGATTTCTCAATCACTGAAGGGGTACGTAGCTTAGAGCGTCAGAAAGAGCTTGTAGCGGCTAAAAAGAGCACTACAATGAATAGCAGACACCTAACAGGTAAAGCTGTGGACATTGCTGTGTTTGTTGACGGTAAGGTTACGTGGGAAGAGGTATATTACAGGACTGTAGCTGCCCACATTAAGAAAGTTGCTATTCAAATGAAGATTCCTATTGTATGTGGAATTGATTGGAAATCATTTGTTGACGGTCCTCATATTGAGCTTGATAAAAGAATATATCCATAAACGAACAAAACCCCTTGTGAGGTAGCCAACTAAGGTTACTCCACAAGGGGTTTTCTTTTATCTATTTACTGCTAATGACTAACTACCTACAAAACTTAAGTAATCCTCTTTAGTTCTATATCCTGTATATCGTTGTACTTCCTTACCATCAACTAAGATAATACTCGTTGGGACTGAGCGCACGTTGTACTCCTTGGCTAGCTCAATATATGAATCAATATCATATGTAGTTACTTGAATACCTAAATCTTCTTCTTGTAGAAACTTCTTCAGTGACTTACAAGGTGAGCACCATGTTGCACTGAATACCTTTAGTTCTTTATTTCGCTCTATATCTCTTGACATTTTGGTAGCTCCTTTATGAATGAATTAATAGCATCTAACCTATTAAACAACTCCTGAATATCTGGTGTCATTTCTTGTTCTGGGTTGAAGAACTCATATAAATCATTTGCTACATTAACAGCTTCGTTATACCTGTGCAGTAGTTCCATATATTGTACTGTCATTGTGCTTCCTTTCATTCTCTTTTAAGTCCATGTGTGCTTGAATAGTTGTAACCAGCTTCATTTAACTCAGAAATCCTAGAGCTTCTAAATGATTCAGCCATTTCTTTAGCTTTTACCCCGTATTCAAATACACTGAACTTTTTAGAGTTTTGTTTGTCGTTCTCCATCCATGTTGCAATAAAATCATGTACTTCATATACCCCATTTGTGCCTGTTTTATTATTCTTACTTAGTTTCTTATTCCGACAATTCTCAGCGTAGGTAATTAATCTAAGATTATTTATTGAATTATCAGATGGGTTTCCATTTATGTGGTCAACAACCATTGTACTATCAAGACATAAGCGATGTAAGTAATAAATTATTCTATGCACTTGAATAGCTTTATTTTCATGTTCAACTTTCCAATACCCCAAATCAGTCAACCATCCAGCAGGTTTTCCTATTACTTTATTTGCACCAGAAATCTTCCAAGAAATACCAGAGGGACTTTTATCGTCTATCTGAAATATATCAGACCACTTGTCTATTAAATGGTCTTTAGCTTTTCTTACTCTGCCCACACATCGCCCCAGCTACCAGTTAATGCACCTTTTGCGTAATCTGTTACACGTTGTTCAAAAAAGTTAGAATGTGTTGCACCAAGTAATCCATCTACCCAAGGTAGGGGGTTTTGTTTTACTTTGTAGATACCTTTTAAACCTAGTGCAATTAATCTACGGTCTGCAATATATCGAATATATTTTTTTACATCTTCTTTAGTTAAACCTTGCATTTCGTTTAAACCGAAGGCAAGGTCGATAAACGCATCCTCAAGTACTACCATATGCTCCGCAATGGAGTAAAGTTCAGCTTTTAACTTATCATCCCATATTTGTTTATTTTCTTTAATAAACTCACGAAAAAGTCTTGTCATACTTTCAGTGTGTAGTGACTCATCAACTTGACTCCAAGCAATAATCTGACCCATTCCTTTCATTTTACCAAAACGTGTAAAATTCAAGAGCATCACAAACGAACTAAATAATTGCATTCCCTCTGTAAATGCACTAAAAACGGCGACTTGTTGTGCAATATTTTGCTTATCAGTTCCAATTGTAAATGATTCAATATATTCGTGCTTATTTTTCATTTCCTCATACTGTAGAAACTCATTATAAGTTGTTTCCGGCATTCCAATTGTTTCAATTAAATGCGAATATGCTGCAATATGGATAGCCTCTCTAGCTGCAAAACTACTCAACATCATACGAATCTCTGGAGCAGGAAATGTTGGTAAATAGTTTTTCACATAGGCTCCAGCTACATCAATATCACCTTGTGTGAAAAACCTAAAAATATGTGTTAAGAACTGCTTTTCAGATTCGGAGAGTTTATTTTTCCAGTCATTTAAATCCTCAATCATTGGTACCTCTGTATGAAGCCAATGCATCTTTTCAGACATTAAGAATGCGTCATATGCCCAAGGATAGCTAAATGGTTTAAAGTAGTTTCGCTCGTCTGTTAATTTAAGTTTCATAATTCTCCTTATATTAGGACTTCTCCTTTATATTATCACCCTTCACAAGCTAGACAAGTATTATTATCTACAATATCTTGCATTATAATCTCATCTTCAATACGCTTGCGTTCTATTTTTTGACCTGTTTTATCTGACTTGCGAAGTTTAGCACTGCGTACATAATACAAGGATTTTAAACCCTGTTTCCATGCTTGAAAATGCACAGCATGTAAATATTTAATATTAACATCCGGAGCAAAGAATAGATTTGTACTCATAGCTTGATCTACAAACTTTTGTCGGTCTGCTGCTTGTTCAATAACCCATCTTTGGTCTACTTCTGGAGCTGTTTTATATACTTGTTTTGTATAGTCATCCATCCATGTTAAGTGCTGCACCGAACCATCATTTGAAATAATACTAGACCAAACCTCATTATACCAATTTTCATCCTTATTCTTGGACTCTTTTAAAATTAAACTATCAAGAAACTTATTTTTATTTAAAAATGCACCAGATGTTGTGTCTTGTCGGTAAGCATTAGCTGCATAAAGTTCAGTACTTGGGCTAGTGTTACCCATGATGATACTACTGGAAGCATTGGGAGCTATAGCCATAACATGACTACATCGCTTTAAGACACCAAAATCAGCAGCATCAGGGCAAGCCCCACGTTTAATTGCTAATTCTTCGTTTGCAGTGTCTAAACACTTTCTTATGTGTTTAAAAATACTAATGTTCAACCCTTTAGCAATTGCAGATTCAAAAGGAACACCATACTTCTGTAGGTACGCATGATAACCAAGAGCACCAACACCAACACTTCGCTCTCGGTAGGCACTAAACTTTGCACGAGATACCTCATCTGGAGCGTTTTCAATAAAATATGTTATCACGTTATCAAGCATCTCTAAAACATCAGGTAGAAACTTTTCATCAGTTTTCCAGTCGTCGTAGTACTCTAAATTTACAGAACTTAGACAACACACAGCAGTTCGTTCAGCGGACGTTACTAGTGAAATTTCACAGCATAAATTTGACCCGTTGTTCTTTAGACCAATTTTCTTTTGGTATTCGGGTACACCTTCGTTAGCTCTATCAATGAACCAAATATACGGCTCACCTGTTTGCATACGTAATTCAAGTAATTTCATCCATAATGCTTTTGCTGAAACAACTTCTGTAACTTTTTTGTTATGAGGTTGAATAAGTTCCCAACTGTCGTCAGTGCTTGGGTCAATCATGCATTTCTCAATAAGACTCATGAATTTATCAGTTATATTAACCCCGTGATTCAAGTTTAGGGCTTTCATATTCTGATCTCCTGTTGGTTTTCTCATTTCAAGAAACTGAATAATGTCAGGGTGATCTATACTTAAATATGCTGAATAACTACCACGGCGAGTACGACCTTGTTTATAAGCTAAAGAGCAAACATCGTAGGTTTTTAGATGTGGCATTACTCCTACCGATTTTTCATCAGCGCCTCTAATCCCAACATGAACACCAACACCACCTCCCATCATTGATAGCCAGTTTGTCTCAGATAGATTTTGCACCAAGCCTTGAGATGTATCTTCTAAGTAGTTCAAGAAGCAACTGATAGGCATTCCTTGTTTATTTTTACCAAAGGATAATATAGGAGTAGAGTAAGATAACCATTGCTTGCTTGAGTACTCGTACAAGCGTTGAGCGTGTTCTTGGTCTGTTGCAAACGCTTTAGATACATATGCGAATCTTTCCTGCGGAGAGGTTTCATTATCCATCATATATGAGTCCTTTAGTCGAATCTTACCTAGTTCGTCAAAAAGAGAATCCCTGCTTTTATTTAGAGTTATTTCCATTTCTATCCTTTAAAGTTATCTTATTTAATCCAAACTGATTCGTCAACTACTGTATGAATATCTCGTTCATTTAAGTAGTCCTGTGTATCTTGTGTTTCACCGCGCTCTCGGTACAAGTCCTCTAGTATCTTACTACCCGAATACTTGTCGATTGCTTCTTTGCTTGCATACCCTGAGTTAATCCAATCCAAATCAATGCGCTCACTCCCTACCCAACGTGAGCAAGTTACAACTTGATTTACTTTATTCCTGTGCTGTAGAGCATCTTGACGTTTGTATTCTTGAGTTACATCCATACCAAATTTAAACAAAACATCCTTGAATCCCTCTGGGTGTTCTGTCTCATAACTAGATGTGTACTCAGGCATAATCATAGCAATCTCTGACTCCGATACAATACAACAAGCAACAATCATACTAGCTCGTTTTGTTTTATGTTGGTTAATCCTAGATAGTGTAATTGTTTCATCTTTATCATCTTTATCATCTTTATTATTTTGCATTTATTTTCCTTTATTTAAGCGGAGTAAGTATTATACCACTGAGAACTAGCTAAGTAAAGGTAAAAGTACCTAGCTATTCTTTTGAGTTACTTGAACATATCTGGAGTAATTTGCTGCCCTTTGTGGATATAAAAATCCTTTACGTTGTATGTATTCTTTTGGTGAACTTCATGTGTCGACTGTACTTCTTCTGTCGGCTGCAAGAAGAACTCATCTTCAACAACATCATCCACCTTAGCATTGAATATCACATAAATAATAGATAGCAAGTAAACCAACATAACCCCTGAGCACAGAGCAAAAAACATCATTTCAATCATTACTTACCCTCCTTTTCAATCTTATCCTGAAGCATAAACATTAGAGAAGCGATAGCACAAGCTAAGTGATAGCAGTTAGTACCTTTACTATCACCATCATCCAAATCAATATCCAAGCCTCGCTTATCAGCCCATATATGGCGCTGTGCTGCTGCGAAGTATCGGTGCTGTAGGTCAGGTACTTTACGCCAGTTTTCTTCGTTGATTGGCTCGTTATATTTTTTCGCTCCGGCTGTGAGTACCTTAACAACCTCTTCCAGTGCATCAGCAGGAATTAGATTATACATTGGCTTACCGCTATCGTACTTCGTACCAGCTTTGGGTATCTTTGCAAGTAAAGCACCTACTTCATCTTCTTGTTTTGTAATATCTAACTTATTCATAATTTTAACTTCCTTCCATATGTGGTCACTAAAGCTGTTACAAAGTAAATAACCCTCTTTATCTTCAATACATCCACCATCAATATCAAGCATAGCACATTGACTGCATTGCGTAAGTACTTTGCTAGACATTTCAGCCAAGGTATATTTCTTACCGTTAACGTACTCAGCAATTTCCTCTACACCTTTAATCATCAATCACCTCCTTCTGGAATATACAAATAAGCAGGTACATGCTTTGTTAGGTCGTTACTAACGAAACTAAATGGTTTCTTTACTTTGTTATTAATATCCTTAAAAGCATAAAATCCGTATTCAGCATTGAGTTCTGTTGTAATACCATCTTCACTGTACTTACCAATTGTACTGATAATTTCCTCTGAATCATCCTTTGCTACAAATTTAGTTAAGTTGTTATTTGCTGTATCTAGTAAAGCATCTTTAGTATTGAAGCCTAAGCTATCAAGCATCATACCTAGTCCAGCCCAAGTTACAGCAATATCCGTATAACCATCCAATAAACCAACGTAGTTCTTAGCATTTAAGTCTCGGATGGTTTCGTTTAGTTCTTCGCTGATAAGAGCTAGCTGTTGCTTTAGATCAAGGAGTGTAGCTTTATTATCCTTACCTGCTAGCTTATTGAATAAGTTACAGGATTGAATAAATGACTCATACTTCGTAATCTGTACTTCTTCTTGAGGTAGTTGTGGTTGCTTCTGTTGTTGCATTGGTATCTCCTTTTCGTTTATTAAACCAAAGAAAACCCCAGAAGGAATGACCTCTGGGGAATATCTATCTAATTGTATTGGTGTAGTGCTATTGTACTTTACTTTTTATCTGTTTAATGCGTTCTGCTGCATTAAAGTTTAATAAATTAAATTCAACCTCTTGAGGTAACTTTAATCCCATTTTGATGTATGAATCCTTGATATACTTGTCTTTAGCTTTTGCATATAAGTGTAAGCCTTCTTCCTCTGTAGAGACTTTACCTATATAATTTGGCTCATTAGTTATAGTTCTGGCAGTTCTTACTTGATATGTATTACGTCTTTTATCAAAATATACTTTACAACTTAGTTGTATTGCAATATTAAGTTCATAAGGAAGTACACAACAAGTCCTATCGGAATAAATATCTGATGAGCTACCAAGTAAGTCCTTATCTAGGCAAAGAATACTAGAACAACCATTAAGTGAAAGTATATTATCATTCCACCACTTATAGAAATTTTGATAATTAAACCAATCAGGGTGAACTTCTATATTATTTATTCTATAGCAGTGTACGGATTTTATACCCCTTTCAGATTGAGGTATTCCGTAGCATCTACTGAGCATCCCATGCCATTTTACATATTCTTCAGTTTTTACACCTTTTATACTTATTGGTGCTCCTACTCCATGATAACCTCTACCACATGTTACCTTCCTAAATGGATTATATGTATCACCTTTATGTATATTAGTTATTGTTGTTTTAATTACAAAGTCCGGTGCATCTTCATAAATAATATCAACATTACTATATTTGTTATAGCCTACAATAGTAAATACCTCATTATATTTACTTATACATATATCTCCTATTTTTGGAGTCATACAAGTAGACTTTCTCTTTTAGTTTTTGATAACTTATTTAATTTACCTCGGTGTAGCGCACCGCAGTCATTACAAATATACTCATCGAATAATGATGAAGATGTTGATACAGTCCTACCAGTCTTTGAAATATCATCAGAACCACATGTTCGGCATCGCTGCTTTGAATCAGAATGATAGATTGCTGAATTAAAGTCACTACCTGATTTACCTGTATGTTTTAGCTTATCCCAGATAGCTTCTAGGACTACAACATCTTGTTTGCAGTATTCAACCATAGTTCTCATAGAGGATACATCACCAGCTTGAACATTTACCCAAAGAGATATACCAGAATGGTCCATTTTTAATGGAAGATTAAAATAAGCAGCAATACTTCCTAACTTGTTACTGGGCAGACGAAGTGCTCGTTTTGCTAACTCTAAAGTATCTAGTACTTTTACTAGAGGTAATGCAGGCATATCCCAATAAGCTGAACGAGCTTGTAGCACTCTGTGGTCATAACCTTTGGAATTATGACATAAAACGGCATCGGACTCACTATACAACTCATAAAGTTTCTCAACTATACGGGAATCATTCCCTACTTCAATTTCACCGGGGGTAAGATGGATTGATTCAACAGAGGATGAGCCTAACTTTTTCCAAGATGCACATAAGATATATCCACCTTTTTTAACTACTGACTCTTGTGACATGTTTATCTTAAAGCGACCAAAGAATAATCCAATATCACCTGCCACTTCTAGGTCATACAGTAATACCTTAGCACCTTCTTTAAGGACAGGTATCTGTTTTTCCTTTACCTTTGCTTTACTATCCGAGCGACCATTCAGGAAGTTATTGACTGTTGTTTTACTAACTCCAACCAGTGCCGCAACATATCGACTTGCAAAACCCTCTGCTTTAAGCTGCTTAATTAAAGCAATCTGACCTTCAGTTAAACCTTTAGAGGTCTTAGAAACTGCGCTTAGTTTATCTTTATTCATTTATTATTTAATCCTTTACTTTGGTTAATTCAAGCTAGATACTTCTAACAGCATGTCGCGTATTGTATCATATCCTAGTGTTCTATTTAGGGTTAGTACCTTAAATAACTTAAGTCTATCAGCACCATTAGAACCTTCAGTGCTACCTAGATTTAGCAGTACTTTATTCTGTTGACTAGCTGTTAGCTTCTTGAAGTCAATCTGTACTCGTTTCATCCAGTCCTTATGGTAGGGGTTACTTGAGTAATCAACTTCGTAATAATCAGCTAAGTTCCGCAGGATAGTAGGAAGTGGTACGTCAGTTGACCACTGCAAACAGCGCTTATAAGCATTATATACCAAACCCTCGAATGTATTACTATTGCGGTGTAGTGCTGCTCTGCAATGCTGTGCAAAATGGTCGTGATCGAGTGCAGTAGAAGCCCCATCGGTGATTCTTTGTTTAGTTATGGGGTCAATATACCTCTGCTGCTCTAGAAGGCGCTTACGCACCCGTTTAACGTCATCTGTTGTGTATAGGCTATGTACTTTAACTGCCATACTTAATTCATGTATTTATCTAAGCCTTTTAGCTCAAATAACTCAATTTCTAAATCAGAGATATACCTAGCAGCTTCGTGTAGTAACTGACAAGTACCCTTATCACCATGCATTGATTGCCACTGTGCTGCACTTACCAACCTGTAGTACATATCGTAATTAGCAGGTAATTCTATTGGCTTATCTGATAGAGCCTCGGTTATCATTGTAATTGTTGTCATAATTCGACTCCGTGTTGTTTGCAGAAGTTAGCTGCGTTAAGTTTATCGTGCTCGTACTGCATCATCCTAGCACATGAGAAGTACATCTGGAATATAGCTCTGTAATCCTTTGTTTGCTTCTTACCTGTCCAGTCAGTATATGTTACTTCATTTGGATACCACTTCTTATATTGGTCAACAACAAGCTGAAGTGCCTCTTGTTTTGTAGTAGTATCCTTCAGTAGATTATATGCGGATTTATCACCGTACTTAACTCCTGCTATTTCTGCTGGATTAAAACTATCAGTCTTATCCCCAAGTACTTGCTGAAACATCAGCCAAAGAAATCCCCTACCTATTATCTTCTTACCTGTATCAGTCAAATAACCAAAATCAGGTATTAACTCTAATTTAGGTACTTCTTCTGTGTAGTTATAAAGTGATAATCCACTAGAACTCCAAGAGTCCTTATCTATACCAGCAATAATAACTTGGTATCCTTTACTTAAGTACTCGTACCCCTTAATAATCAAATCATCGTCAGCTTCTCTATCCTTAGCTATAAGTGATGGGTGACTTTTCCAGAGATACTTCTTGCACTCCTTTAGATGAACTGGACGTAGTGTTTCACTTCTACCTCCTTTGTACTTACTAGGTAAGGGAAGATTATCTCTAAAGTTTGATTTACCAGATATACACACAAGGTACTCATCAGCAAAGAGGTCTGCGTTAATTCTTTCAATCTGATTCTTGATAATAGAACAAGCTGTAGCTATTGGCTCTGGATTCTGTTGGTCAATTATTGTGTAATCATCCTTATCTATGGTTAGGTTCTTTTCCTTGCATAAGTCATAGAACTCTGTCTTGTTCTTGAACTCTTTAGTTCTTTTTGTTTTATTATGCTTGACTAAAACAGACCGACCATCTATAGCTGCACTTGCTCTGTACGCTAGAATATCACCATCATATAGTATTACTACTTTACTCATTAACACCTCTCTCTAAATGTACTTTCCAATCCTCGTGGAACAAGCAATTACTAGGTGAGTTCCTAAACATAGGAGCAATCTGTTCATCTTTATATCCAGCTAATCCACATCCAACTTTAGTAACTAAGAACTCAAGTTCTGGGTGCTGTATAGCATAGAGGTCGAAGTAATATACGTACTGCTGAATAGAGAACAAAGATAAGGACTGATATACACTTCTATCCTTTGTAGGAATAGCATAGCACTGTCCAGTACGTCCTTGGGATTCACCCCAAACAGCACCGAATAATTGCTTTGCAGCTAATGCAGCACCTTTACCATGTCTGCCTGCTAAGTTAGAACCAAATACAAATATCTGGTTTGGTTGTAGCTCGCTTAGTACTTCTTTGTAGTACTTTCGTTTATTCATAGCTATCCTTTCTTATTGAGCTTATATAAAAGAAAAGACCCCTAACCGTAGAAGCTAGGGGTTGAAATATTATTTCATTTTATTATTGTTATTGGTAATCTTGACTAATCAGTTATTCAGCTTAAACCGAGCATACGTTGAACCATTCAACAGTACAACAGCAGCCCACGTCCAAAAGTTATATGGAATAGCAAGCAATGGGAATAGTGTATTAAGTGCCCAGATCATACCAAGTGGGCCTAGCACAATAAGTACTATAATAAGAACTGCCATAAAAATAATACTACCTGTAGTTGCATTCATATGTTTCTCCTTTTATTAAATAAGTTCTTCAATCATATCTAGAGTAGCCTGAGCTTTTTCCTCTAGCTTACCAACCTTACCCTTAACTTTAGCTTTAGCAATTGCTACTACACCGCTGAAGTCAACATCATCTGCAATGTCGTCTTTTAGGTCTTTAACTTGGGACTCTAAATCCTCCATCTCAATGAAGATAGGTACTAGCTTATCCATTAGTTGCTTTGCTGTAAGTTGAGGTGATGTTGGGTTTGTTTCATTTTGTGTCATGTTATTCCTTTACGTTTTGATTATTACTACAGAGAAGTTTAATTATACAGTACTTTTAATACTTAATGACTGGTTCGTACTGAATTACTTGTACTTCTTTTGGTTCAACTTGGAAGTACTCATCATAAGTACTTCCATTGTAACTTTGATAGTACCCATTGAACTTGAAGTAGACTTCTTCTTTATCTCTTGAGAACTTCCATACTGTGTAGTATTGCTCTCCTTCGCCTTCACCTCCGTAATGGTAAACTGATACCATATCAATACCTAGCAGTTGTAGCTTTGACTTAAATTCAACCTCTTCATTGCTATCGTACTTACGGAACTCAGAGGTGAAATCTTGATTAAATAGTGCTCGTTTTATATACTCATCTGATCTAATCAATAAGTCCTCTACATCTTTTAGTAGACTTCCTTGCCCATCTTTTAGGTCGAGTTCAAGTTGATTCTTGTGTGCTTGTTTTACCATGTTATATCTCCTTTACATTAAAACTATTACGCTTAGAATTATTTACATTCTGAATTGAATTATACACCTAAATTAGATTACTTGAAGTACCTTTAGCACTTTAATTAATCTTTCTTTATCAAGCATATCCAATAGCTCTGGGTAGTTATCAATAGCGAACTCCCTAAACCAACCAGAGCATAAAGTAGTGCATACTTTTTCAAGTGCTTTATTATATGCTAACCCAAGCATGAATTTACCTTTACTTGGAATAATAAATCTCTCTAAAGCAATCACCTGTACTTCTTCTGCTACGCATTGCAATTTCTGCTGATGTGTAAACCCCAACCATAAGTCCTCGTGGCACATAGCTCTGGAACTATCACGCTGCATTGCTTTATACATAGGACTTGAATTGTACTGCACTAACTCATGCAAGTAATCATGGTTGAACCTTTTAGGTACAGCATCATCAAAGAACTCTTCTACAGTAACATCTAGTTTTGGGTATCTCTGGGGGTACTCAATTTCCGTAAGTCTCCTGCGCTCTTGCATGAAGGGTTGATATAAAGATGATATGTTAGTACCTAATGGGTACTGAATTGAATGCTGTACTTTGGTGTACTTATGCAAGTACTTATGATAATGCGTAATGTGCTTACCAAAGCCCTCAGAACGGTGCAGGTGGCTTCGTTTGATAGCTGCCAGTACCCACAGTGGAGGAACATATAACACCTCGCCATTTAGCTTTGTTGTGTGCTCTGCTGTAATGTACTGCTCAATACTTGAGTTATTCAGGATAGATGGTTTGTGCCATTCAGTACCTTCAATTGGTTCTGCACTAATTACATCCCAATCGCTATCAGGACGTGCTATACCTAAGTCCATCCAGTAATCCAATGCACGAGAACCAATTAGAATATTTTTCAAGATTAATCCTTTATATTTGATTTTGATATTACGATAATAGATAGTTGCACTAGGTTAGTGGAGACACAACTCCTTAAAACTGCGCTTCGATATTTAACGCTGAATACTCAGTTCCGCAGTGCTTATTAGTACTAACCAGCAGAAGTACCTAGTGCAACTATCTATTATTTATGGAATGCGGTGGAGGAATCAAACCTCTTGTCGTTCATCCTTTTATTTAATGACACGATTTTAGAAGAATCGTAAAGGGACACCGCATATAAAGTTTGCTAGTCTATTCCTAGCAGTCAGCTTGTTTCTAACCTGAATAACCCAAACGCAGCAAAGGCCTTTTTAATTCTGCAATTAAGGTAGCAGGACACCTAATTTATTATACATCAAAACGGAAGCGACTCATCATCAGCAAAATCATCCTGCACTTTAGCCTTGGCTTTTGCTGGTGCTTTAGAGGTCGTAGCAGCTTTCTTAGCTGGCGCTGATTTAGCTGCTGGAGCGTCATCCTCGTCATCAAATTCACCACCATCATTTTCTAGACTTTTGCGCTCGTATTCAACCAAGTCAGTAACCAAGCAATTCTTTAGATACAACGTACCAGTACCATTAGTCTTAGTGAATACTTCAATACTCAAAGCACCTTTAGAACCATTACCTACTTCTTTGGTGTATGTAATATCCTTACGGATAGTGCCACTATCTGTTTGAACTTGCTCATATACACGAGGTTTATACTTATCAGGTACTGGCTCACCTGTCTTACCTAGTTCAGTTGATTTACGTAGGGTAACAACCCATACCTCATCACCTGCACCTTCTGGTAGTGGGCACTTGAACTCAGCTTCAAAATCACCTGCTTCTATTTCCTTTACGGATACTAGCGTGTCTAACTCTTTAGCGAACTGACGATATGCTTTAATTACAGATTTGTCAGTTACTACAACTGATGCTTTCCACTCATCTGGTTTCTGAGGTGTACCGGGTTTAACATATGCTTTTTGTGGCTCATTCATGCGGACATATACCAAAGTGCCTTCGATCTTTTTCATTGTGTGTTCCTTTATCTTAGTGCTGATGTTTATGTTTAATCAGCGGTGGTTGCGGTTTGCTTATCTGTTGATCTATTCTTCAGAAGTTGTATTGTAGCACATTTCTTAGTTATTTCAATTACTTTTTCATGGTATTTTCCTTTTATTCCAAAATCTTATCCAGTTAGAGAATCCCAACCAAGCTGTTTAAGTACTTTATCTGAGGGATTATCTATGCAGTACTTTTGGATACTAACAACATGCTCAGGTAGAGAGCGCATATACCCACTAGATATTTCTTGGTGCATCCCACCTAGTATTTCCGCTTGGTGTCGTTCGTATTGTACCTCATAAACCCACCAAGGTAAAGCACCCCAACTCATTTAGTAATCACCCCAGTAGCTTGTTAAGACGTAGTTAGTTACAGTTTGCTCACCTTGTTCTGTAGCCGTGTAGATTACGATTGGTTCAATATCACCAAAGGCTTTGTTAGGTGAGTTCCACCATGTATTGACTTGCTCGTCCGATAGACCTAGTTTACTAAGCATGCTATCTAGTTGTTGTTTTGTATAAACGCTCATTAGAACTCCTATTCTGTTGTTTCGTTGTCTGAATGGATAGAGGATTGTAGCATGGAATTTGGATTAGTCACAGCTTCAATCAGAACTTTAGCTTCTCTTAGGTAGTAGGAGTAATCTAAGTCGCTCCAACTAAAGTTAGAAATATCATTGCAAGTTACTACATTGTAATCTGTATCAATACCAATTCGTCTGTACTCATCTGAACCCTCTATCGGTGGCATGATTTTAACTAACTTACCACCATTTTTACTTGGGTAGTACCTACAGATATTCTGTTGCTTTACTTCATTACCTAAGTTGTCAACTAGAACCAAGCTAGATGACCTAGGCACTTTAGTACGTAAGCAAAAGTCAAACTTATCTCTATGAAGTCTAATAAATTCCTCGTAATCAATTCCGTTAACTAAGTGAGCCTCTACTGCTTTAGCTATAACCATAGCAGAATGATTCTTGTGCCATCCTAGCTTTGTGTAGTCAGCATGTTCGTACATACCCTTTAGCTTAACCTTACCTTTTTCATTTACGCTAATGTAGTGATTTACGCTGTTAACAAACATAACAGAGTACACATCGCCCTCCATTTGCAACTTAGTCAATTCTTCCCATTCTTTAATGCACTGATTTGATTCCTGTACTTTATCTGGAGTGACAAAGAACTCAAAGCCATCAGTATTAGCCATGATTATCTCAGCATTACACTTGGTGATTATCTGCTCAATCAGCATACTTAAAAGCATTTGACCATTGATAGTAATTGACATTGTGTACTGAGGGTCATACAAAGGGCTGAACTCATTACCGCTATCACCGTATGTACCGTTAAGAGCTAATTTAAGCGCAGCATTTGCTGGTGTACCTTTTGGTTCTGCTTTTCGCATATCATATAAGTCGGAATACACCTTACAGAATGTACTTCCTAAGTGAGCAGGTGATATATCATTTTTGATAGCAAGGTTTGGATAGTAGCTTGCAACATCTTGTGTAACCAGTACCCTATCTGCTGTACTTCTATGCGTACCAACCTTAGCAGCGTGAATACCACCTAGTCCATAATCATACTGTAAACCCTCAACAACTACATTTAGAGTCTCTGCTACACGCCAGCAACCATAGTACGATAGCTTAGGTGTGCGCTTCTTCTTTGGTTTACCTTTAGGTAGTCCGAACTCATCGAGTGCTTGCTCCATAACATGCTGTCCAAGCTCATCAAATAAGTACTCAGTAGCTTTTAATTCCTCAACCTGTACCCACCCCTTACCGTGTTCTTTCATGAACTCAGCAACATCGTCATCGCTTGGTTTACCTTTGAACTTTTTGCGCTTTACTACCATGTTTGCATACAACGCAACATCGCCTAATTTATCCTCATCAATATCACTGAATACACCTTTCGTTTCAGTGATAATCTGCTGCTTGAACCACTTAAGTAAAGCAATGAACTCAGGACGCTGGAACTTCACATAAGGAAGAATACAATCCTGAATAGGTATGTATTCTCGCTTAGTTTGATTCATCTTACGACCTCGTTGTGTTTGTGTATAACAAGCTCCGGACTTCTCTTTTTCGAGTGATGTAATGAATAGCTGCTTACCAATTTTGGTGTCATTGAAGTTAGTGCAATCAAAACCAAATAAATTAGTTAATTCGTCACGTAGAGTTAATGCATCTTTTGAGAAGTTATAGAACTTTAGAGTTTCAGTTACATCGTGCATATTGTACTTAAGTAATGTATCAATTTGCTGCGATGTAAGCACAGTACCAACAGGAAAAGGCAAGTCCTCAATGTTATTAGAGCGCATATTAAACTCAAGCATCTTCAAGCTAGTAGCTCGTGCTCTGTTGTCGAAGTGATGTACTAAGTAAAGGTCAACTTGTGGAAGGATAATATCTTTGTCTTTAATCCTACCACCAAAGCGGTCATCAATTGGTCGATTGATTAAGTTAGAGCACTCAGTGTACATTTCCTGTGCTGTAATGACTGGAGTAGTTCCATTCTTAAATGATTCTTTTGCTTTTAGTAGGATGTAGTGCAGCATTGGATAGTCAAATCCAATATTGTTATAACCAATCATACGACAGCTAGTGCGCTTGATATTACGTAAGAACTCAAGAAGTTCATTGGTTTGATTCTTGCGGTCAGAAATTTCAAATGATACAGCACCTTTACCACTCATGTAAATAGCTGAAAATGTAAAGACATTAGGATAGCACTCCAAGTCATAAATGTAGTCTTTGCACTTCTGCATATCTCTCCTTATAAAGATGGTATTGTATCATGGAATTACTGCTTAATAAAGCAAAAAAAACCCCAACCGAAGTTAGGGCTTGTTTATTAGAAGTCTGTCGCGCTAGAAGTCTATTATACTAGAAATCAACTTCAACAGATTGAACTGGTGTCGATGCCTGTGCTGGTGCTGTATCAACTCCTACATTCTGTTCAACATATGGATTACTTGTAGCATACATATGAGTGGTCTTGTGGTCATATCGTAACCAACCTGCTTCACCTGTATTACCTGTGCGTCTGCACTTAACAAGCTGCAATCGAGTAGCTGACTTCTTAGCTTGATCTTCATTCATTTTATCACGACTTAATAAGATAGTATTAAACGCAACTTGATTTATTGAAGCACTACCCATAAGTGAGTACTCATTTACATTGTGTGGATTATCCTCGGATGGTTTACGCATATGAGATACAGCAATTACACAAGTATTAGTTTCTTTTGCGAACTTTAATAAAGTATCCATAAAGTTAATAATAGCAGCATTGTCACTTGAATTAACACCGCACTGAATTGGGTCGATTACAATAACATCACAACCCTCAGCCTTAGCTAAATAGTTCAACTTATCAAAGATTTCTTCTGTACTGATACTACCTTGATGGTCAACATATACAAACTGATTCTTTCTAGCAATACCATCATTAAACCTATTCTTTAGGTTGTGCATATCTAGGTTATCTCGATTAAGTAAACGAAGATTCATACCCATATCTAGTGACAATAAATCACGGACTACTTCTCGCTTAGTACCCTCTAAGTACATAGCACCAACCTTGAATGACGTATTCTCAATCAGGTGATACACAACATTAGAAATAATAGTTGATTTACCAATACTCGTTAAAGCACCAACTACTGTAATTTCACCGCGCTCCATACCACCATTCATCATCTCATTTAGGTGACTCCAAGCAGGTGGGAATGGAATCTTTACGTTTGAATCAGCATGTTCAAAATCATCCCACATTTGACCTAAGTGAATCACATCAACTCTACTGAACGCTTCAGCCTTCCAGAATACCTGCTTAAGCTCTGAATTGCGACCAGCAGCCAATAAATCACAAGCATCCTTTACGTCACTTGGGAATTTAGCAATAAAGGCTTTACCGTGAGGTAATAAACGCGCAGCTTCTTCCATATACCGCTGACCGGGTTCATCATTGTCGAATGCTAGGATAACTTTATCATGCGAGCAAAGATATTCGTAGTTAGCTTTGAACTGCTTAAGAATACTACCATCACCTGCTGTAACAGATACGCAAGGTGTCCAATACTCAGTTGAGTCCTTACCGCTACGAAGTACCTCAGCAAATGCCATTGCATCTTCTTCACCTGTTGTAACAACAACGTACTTCTGTTTACCAGTGAAAGCAGCCTGACCGAAGAACTCATTAGTGCATTTTGTATTACCAATTCCAATAAAACTTTTAGTACTTGCTGTGCGCTTCTTATATCCAACAACTACTCCATCTGCTGTATATGGATAGTACCGAGTCAATACCTCGTACTTACCTTCAACTTCTGTGCGAACACCGTACTTCTTTGAGACAATAGATGTAATACCTCGGTCTTTCCAACCTCGGCACTCAATAGCTTCAATAGCTGAAAAATCAACTGGTTCATCATCCTTGTACTTAGCTTCTGGTTCTTGCATCTTTACTCCATGTTCTTCTAATTTTGAATGCGGAAAATAACTATGACAACTCCAACAATAAGCATCCATAGTTGTATCTTCGTTTTCTTTTACTTTAGCGTACACAGCCATAGCATCACTACTACTGCAATTATCACCAATACAAGCTGTATGATACAGTAACTGACCTTGTGTTTCGTTCTTTTGGTACTTTGACATATTAAAATCCTTTATTAAATACCATCATAGGTAATCCCAAGTGTAGCACATAAGTTCTTCATAGCTTTAACAGCTTGCTCATTTTGCTCTATCTCATCGTCCCATTCTTCTTCTGTGTAGCTATATCCACCACAACCGCAGTCACAACCAAAGCTAACACCCATTTGTATAGGGCCATATCTAGCATTACTGTAGTTATCAGCTACTTGCATTAAATCACTTAATGTCATATTAAAATCCTCTGTACTTAATTAAAACAACAAACTAAAAGGTATAAGTGTATATCGCTTACCGCTTGATGTAATAAGTACAAGACCACTTCGCTTAAAGAACTTAGGAGATTGATATACTATTTTCATTGCGTTACCCCACTGTCTTATCAGTAAGTGCCATCAAAAGCATATTAATAGATTGAATAACCATCTGTTGATGCTGAGGTGGTAGTTGATGCCATGTGCGGTTATCTTCAGCTTTCTTAGCGATTGCTGTCCAGTATTCCTCTACGTTGAAGTTCATATTTTCTCCTAATTTGTTAAACCGTTAATTTATCAATCCCAGAATGAGCTTGATTTAGAGCTACTACAGGTGTGCTGCTGGACTACTCCTTGTACTAGCTCTAAATCATCATCTGAGTTGCTGTATGGATTATAGCTCAAATCCTCCTCAAAATATGGACTTGCAGTAGTTTTATTTGCTTTAATCTTTTTAGTTTTCTTGGGCTTACTTGGCTGTTGTTTGTTATTTACTTCGCTCATTCTTTGCGTCCTTCTTTTTCGTTATTACTGCGATATACCTGCTCCATAAGTAGAGCCTCATGTACTGGTGTACCCCTAATATGACTTTGTGTTCTGAGGATTGCTTCAAGGTGGTCATCTTCTATATTACATAAAGCAATATAAATACCCTCTGGGTGCTCTCCACTCTTACCGTAGCTTTTCCATTTAAGGGCTGTGCGGATTTTATCAAATGAATCCTCTGTAGTAACTGACAAATCAATTGCCTGTACTTCATTAACAGAACGACGAACGCACCAACCCAAACCATCATTCATATAGCTCTCACCTGATACTTTATCTAAGTGCCAGCAGTAGTCATGATTATTCAAGCAATCAAGGATAGTACCATCTGGTGTTTGAATAGCATTACGAAACCAATATATGCTGCTACTTGCACTGAACTTATAACTATTAGATGCGTTATTAACGGAATCATCAATCATTACTTACTCCTTTTAGGTTACTTCGTATATCTCTACTAAATCAGATATGGATTTACTTAAGTTAGCGTCCCTATCTGATTTTGGTTCGTAGTACCCACCACTTAGTTTGATACTCAATTCTTTTAATACTTCAAGAGCTAATTCAAAATAGTCACCTTCTTTGGTTTTCTCTGCCTCAGTTGTTATATTTATTGATAGATACTCCTTGCCTACTACGCATTCTTGCATTATGTACTCCTTATTTTGGGTTCATTTTATATTGTCCATCATAGTATTGATTGTACTACGTAAATGAGGCCATTCGTTTTTTGTAATACGAATAGTCATCAAACCCAAGTCTGTACTTTGAGTAACTTCAAGGAACTCACCAGCAGCTTCATCTACTATTGTAATAGTAGTACCAAGCTCTGAGAAAATTGGCTCTTTCTGTGGCAAGCAAATCATGGAGATTACCCGAGAGGTGTACTGCAATTCTTGTTCTTGTTCTTTATTTTGTGCCGTTTCTATCGTTTGCATTATTTTTCATTCCTTTCTTTTAGCATTTCCTCAAACTGGTTAAGTCTTTGTAAAGTTGAGTATTCAGCTTGCATTGCTTTTGCTGCGAAGTAATCACGTAGTGTCATTCCCTCGTAAGCCGTTGGGTCACCGAATTGACTAACTGATGATTCAGGGCAAGGAAAAGCTGGCATATCTTTACTCATTCCAGCACCTCAGCAGCTTTCAGTTGGTGTGTCTCACCGCAGAATGTGAGCTTGATATTGGGCTTACCTACGAAACTTACCTGTAATGAGTTGTTCAGGATTGCGGCGTGTGTATGGTAGTCAGGTTTAGGTTCTGGCTTAAAGCGGTAGTGCAAATACGCGCCCCACGTCGGCAATTCCGCACAATCTTGCCATTCTCCTAGGGGGCTGGCAGCATACTGCACAACCCTACTCGTATCAAGTGCCCATTCTCGAATTAAATCAGCGTGTTTGTGTGGCGTTGGTTTTTGCATTTAATTACTCCTTATGTTTGGTATAAGTTGATTGTAGCATTGATTTCTGGATTTTGCGTGGTAATCCGCATTGGATTTTCTGATATTCTCAGCTATATCATCACCTAGTGCTATAAGTCTTTCTGTATCAGGTAGACCGCACAATGCTGTTACTGTATCTTCAGCTATCTCAGCGGAGTGTTCCTTTACCTTAGCTACTAACCTAAGAATAGCAGCAGTACTAGCTTCATAACCGAAGTTCTTACCAAAGCGATTAGGGATAAATCCACAGGACTCAGCTAGGGCTTGTACGCTTGCTTTGTGCTGGTCTGGTGAGAGATTTACTATTTGTAGTTTTGTCACAATATTGGGCCTCTCAGGAGTTCAAATATTCAGTCATATCTTCGGGTGACCACAATTCAAAAGTCATAGGTGTACTCCAAGTTGTTCTACGTCCACCCGTTCCCGAATTAATTGTCAAAAATTGACCGTCAATAATAGGGATGAATCCATCTACTATTTCACCAACTGATCCTTGGATAAGGTCTCTAAATTCTTGTATAGTTATGCGTTGAGTCATATTTTAACACTTAAAATTTTAGTCTATTTCCTTAATCTATCTGCCTGAGTTTTACCTTCGTGATAGCCTAAAATCCAAGCGTAAGCGCAGTCACTTGTACTTAGATATGGGTTTTCAATATCCTTACCTGACTGAAATGCTTGATAACCCTTTCCGACACCTTGCTCATAAGCTGTTGTAATTGACAGGATACTAAAATCATTATACTTTTGTACTGACTGTGTAGCCTGCATATGAGCATCAATCCGATTCGCAATACGCGACACTAGTAATGTGTTGTTTGAACTACACCCACAATCGGAAAGTATCTTTTCGGCTAGTTTAACAGTAGCACAACTTGGGTCTGCATTGTGTAGCTGCTCTACTTCAAGCCTCCCACATTCACGCCCATTTTCAAAGTCTGCCCAATCTGGTCGGAATCCTAGTGCTTCCTCCAGTGCTTTGCGGAGGGTATTGCCAGCTTCAACCGCCTCACTTACGTCCCATTCGTAGGTGCGAGCATCACGGATTTTGTAGGCCAGCGCCATCAGGCTATCTACTGTGTGTGTCATTCCAAATCCTCCGCAGTGATTTTCAGTTCTTGGACATTAAGAACTCTCCAGTACCGAATGTTTACGTGCTTTTTTGCCCACTCCACAATTAACGCTTTCAGCTCAGCTTTTTCGTCGTCATCTACATCAGCAAAGCAGTTGTCGTACACCTCGCCAATTTCCTCGTAGGCGCGTTCGTCGCACACCTCCAGAAAGCTATCAACGTCAATGCAATCCGCGTGACTGAGTGCGACTTTTTCGCCTTTCCAGTAGGCGGCTCCAATTTTGTCGTCGGTTTCTCCATCGAGATAATCAAGCAGGTCGCCCATTGATTCGTGCTGGAAGTTTTCTTCATCGGTGCTGTAACAATATTCGGTCATCACACCGCCCCCTTTGGTGCTACTGGCAATTCTTTGTGCATGTTTGTTTCCTTTCATTTTGGTTTATTTCTGCAAATTAAACAGTGCATCTTTCTTTGTTGTACCATAACTGCAATTACCTATTCGGTCCCCTTGACTGTTGGAGTAATAAGCAACGTAATTTTTACTTTCTTTATCGTAATGGACTTTTATTGATGGTGGTAAGTTAGATAGAAACATAGGATTTCCTTTCTTTTATTATGTAGTCAATAGGTTGTTAAGGACTGAAGTATAGCACACAATCCTTGCATTAGCTAGAACTTCTACTAAAAATTTCCAAGGAAAAAGCACAGAAAGATGCAGCACCTAATGAACGGTCAACCAGAGTTCAACCAAAGTGTAATACAGCTATATCTTGAGTTATACCTGAGTTCAACTGTTCTATACCAGTGAAAGTACAAGCACTATTAAGTAATTAATTTAAAGTTCCTAGCACAAATTTAGCTTGTATTTTGCATTTGTAAAAATACAACACATAAAAATATATTTCAGTTGTTTTAGCATGTAGTGCAAATTTAGCCAAAAGTAGAGTACAATTCAGTTTACTGATTCAGCTTAAGTTGCTATATACGTCACTCAAACAGTAAGTAAACGTCAAGCACAAGGTTCAGAACAAGTTGCAGTGTACCACGAGTTGTTTAGTTCTTGTTTATTTACTTGTATATAACTCTCTACTACTTGTACTTAAGTTAATCGAAAGTACAAACGTACATACCAACTTAAGTTACAACGTACATATAGTTTAAGTTGTTACGTACATACAGTCAAGTACGTTTCAACTTGTGATACAGTCCATACATCAACAACAACACAACCAAAAGGAGAATCAATGCTGTACCTGCAATACCTCGTAACGATGGAGTTCATTAAGGAGAACTTGAGTAGCGTCTGGAAGTACACCGACAGCTTCTGCGAGAAATACCTAAAAGCTAGTAAAGAACACCAATAGGTGTGATTCAACTTGTGCTACACTTCTAGCTCTAAATCTTATTTAATCAACGAAAGGAAATCATGATTCAATCCAAACCTATGCAGTTCAAGGACAAGTTCAAGGCACTAGCCAAAGCAGCAGAAGTTACACAAGATGAGCAAGGTGTAGCTGAGTTCTTTTGGTATGCTGGCTTGCAGTACGCATTTCAACGTGGTACGTCAGAACCAGCTTTACTACGTGCTACGCTGCCTCAACAAGAACGAAATGTAAATATTTACTGCACTCATCTCAACACATCAGAATCTCCATCAAAAGATGACAACCAACTTACAGCCCATGAAGCTAAACTACTTGTACTTATGTTGCGTAATTACATCTCTGAAATGCAGGATATTCAAAGCAACATAGATGATGCTGTATCTCGTACAATGCAAGCCTGTACTCCAGATGGTTCGCAGTACCAAGAGAGTTTGTTTTATCTGTTGAACAAAGGACGTGATAAACTACGTCAAGTAAAGGAAAAAGTAAAGGTTGTATCAGAAGTACAGCGCAAGCTAAAGAAACAAGCCAGAGGAAGTTAATACAAACGCACTAGGAAGGGCTACAACAGCTTTTACAGAGCTAGATAATACTAGCAGTACTTAATGAGTACTTAAAGGCTTGTAGCTCGTTTTAATACAGAAACCCCAGAGAACAAATGAAACCAAGAAAGAAGTACGAGCTTATTGCTACAACATTCCGCAAGAATGGTACTGTTATAGCTACAGGTAGAAATGAGTACAACAAGACGCACCCACTCAGCAAGCACTTCGCTCTGCAATCAGGTGAGTCCGAGCATAAGGATAAAATACATGCTGAGTTAAATGCTGTACTTAAGTCCAATAAGAATCGTATCTTCTCTATCTTGGTTCAAAGGTTCAATAAGGATGGAAGCACAGCCAATGCTAAACCTTGTTTATCCTGTCAGCACATGCTTAGAGCTTTTGGCGTTAGAATCGTGAACTACACAACAGAAAAAGGAATTGAACAATATGAAAACATCTAACTATAAAACTACAGACACAATCGACGTTACTGGTATTCACCCAGAACTACAAGCCGAACTTGTTAATATAGCTAAGAAATACAAGAATTGCACCGAATTTGCTGCACTAATTTCGTTGTTCAGCAAAAAAATAATTCAGGATGAAGCCTGCGGTACTGACTATTTCAAACTAGCCGATCGGTACAAAGATACTTACTTTGCTTGGGGTATTAACTGGCAAATAAGCAAAGGAGTTAACCACCCAGAAGAACTACCAATGCCTCGTGGATTGATTAACGTATATATTAACTGCATAAATCTATTTAATGATGATGTATATACAGAAACCAATGCTTCAATCCACAGCCTAGCCAAAGAAGTCGAGTGCTATTACTACGATAGGTCAAATAGCACGTTTTACTTCTTGCCGGAGCAACTAGAAGCTGGCTTGGATAAAATCAATGATTGGTATGTAACAAACAAGGGTTCTATTGAAGGCATCCTAAAGCAAAAGAAGATTGAAAAGTTACAAGCCGAACTTCTTAAATTAAGCCAAGTAGAATAGATACTTAAAAATGAGTAGTACAAATACTAATAAATATTGCAAGAACTGCAAGCATGAATCAATGTTTGATTGCTATCATCCCGTTAATGGGCAAAATGAAGTAACTGGCGGTAATCACGGTATGAATTGCTTTATGATGCGTAGAGGTGCTTGCTCTGGTGGTGTGTTATACGAACCAAGCAAACTGACTAAAGTTCTTAAGTTCTTTCGATTGAAATAAAGTATAAGGATTAAACTACAAAGGATATAGATATGCAGTATAAAGTAATACGTGAAAATACCCCAAATCATTTTGAGGATGCACTGAAGAATGCTATTTCTTTTGGGTGGGCTGTGCAATCCATTACATTTGGAGATAATAACTGGTTTGCTATTGTTGTAAAGGACAATAGAACATGCTAGAAGAACTTAATAACTTACTTAATGCACTCCTACAAACAAAGCTAGGTATGCGAAAGTACAGTAATGAATACTTTGATTATTTCAAAGGACGTACTATTTTGGAGTGGTTATTTGTGCCGCTTCGATTGGTGTTTATCTGGCCTATTCAAATGCTGAAAGCTGCACTAGATGGTTGTGCTTGTGTACTTGATTATGTGCTGGAGTACTTGAATACTGCACTATCGCCTAGTAAATGATATATTAATAAATATACGAAAGGAAATAAATGACAATCAATGCTAAAATCATTGCTGATTCAATTAATGCAGATACTAAAAAGCGCATTACAACATATGAGCTTGAGTACCCCAGAATTATTCATGCTGAGTTACTTACGCATCGAATTTTCTCTAGAAACTCCGCTAGCTCTAGGGCTATCCCTATTGAGACAATGCTAGGCGCAATCAAGAATGATACAGCAGGTCCGTCACACTGGGGTAAGAATCAAGCTGGTATGCAGGCTGATGTGGAGTTAAGTGGCCCTCAGTTACATAACGTACAGAAGTACTGGCATAGAGCTTGTGCTGACGCTTTGCATTGGAGTTCTGCTATGCACAAAGAAGGTGCTCATAAGCAAGTTGCTAACCGCTTGACAGAACCCTTTCAGCACATGAAGGTTGTGCTTACATCTACTGAGTTCAATAACTTCTGGTGGTTACGTGACCACAAAGATGCTGACCCAACTATTGCTGAGTTAGCTAAGAAAATGCTGATTGAGTTTGACAATTCCAAACCAAGAGAATTACAAGCTGGTGAGTGGCATTTACCTTATATTAGTACTTATCGTAAGATTAATAATGCACTGGGTTACTACATAAATAATCCCTCAAATAATGAGCTAATGGAAATAACAGAAGAAGAAGCTATTATTATTTCAGTTAGTTGTTGCGCTCAGGTTAGTTATCGCAGGAGCGATACATCCCTAGACAAAGCTAAAATGATTTATAATCGCTTAATTGAGAGTGAGCCATGTCACGCATCGCCCTTGGAGCACGTAGCCAAGTGCTTGAATACTGGTTTGATTGACGTATATGAGGACTATACTCCGCTTGTATGGGAAGATGGTATTACACATATGGATAGGGAAAGTAATATGTGGAGTAATAACTTACAGGGTTGGATTCAGTACAGGGCACTAGTACCTAATAACTACAAGCAAGGATAACTTCGAGTATGACTAACATAACCAAAAGTAACAAACCAAAATATCAATCTGTTATTGATAGCTTCAAAGAGACAGGTCGTAGAACCAAGGGATTACCTCACGAAAAGTTAGCCCTATTAATCGCTGAGGAAATTGATTACACAAAGTACGAAGTAGAGGATGTGCTAAATGGACTTAGGGTTATCTCCGAGAAGTTACTAAAGGATGGTGTTGAAGTTAAGCTAGAGCATTTTATTACTTTAGTACCTAAGTTTAATGCGCCTAGGGAGTTCTCGATTAATGGACATACTGGATTATCAGATAGTAGCATGTCCGTTAAGCTAAAGACCAGCCTACACCTCGATGCTATTCTTAATCCGAATAAGCCCAGAAGTACAAAGAAGTTAGCTAAGAGTAGACTCTCTAAAAATACCTAGTAAAATACCAATTAAAAGCCCTAAGTAGGTACAAGGATAAGTCCAATGTGCTATACTTAGGGCTTATTCAATTCAAGTAAGGATTAAAGATGACATCTTCTAAATTAAACTACACTGACAACGATGGTATTACTCGTGAAGTGCGTGGATGTAAACTTACAGTAGACAATCTAGGACGACACTGGATTTGGAGTGAACAGACAGAAGTAAACCTCGTATACAAGACCAAAGGTAGGGAAGATGCTTTACTTGCTGCACTTGATTCAGCACTGTACTATATAAAGCTCAAGGATGAGCGTATTGCTAATTTACAGAAGATTGCTGACTTAGCATATGCGTTTGCTGATAGCATTAAACCAGATGATAATAATGATTAAAATTTCTGGTACAATTCAATCATCTTAAAGAATAAAGGAAACAAAATGCGCGACACAGCACAGGAAGATTTCGAGGACAAACCTTGGCTACCTAAGAGTAACTTAGGTTCGACCTCTATTGATTTACTAAAAGTAGTACATCAAGATAAAGTACATCCCTCTATTCGTTCGTTTGCTCTTTACCTAACAAAGCACAACTACTGCAACACAGGTGCTTTCTTGAGTACTCTAAACTTCAATGATATGCTATACTACGACCAGTTGTATAAAGTACTAGACGATGAAAAAGCTCAAGAAACATCTAAACATACTTCGTTGTATGATTTGATTCTGTTAACATCCTTGCTTAAACTTGGTGAGGGTAGTACAGAGATTGAAACCGATATGATTGAGGTGGATAATGCAGTTAAAAAACTAAAGCTCTTATTCCAGATTGAGGCTATATCACGCAGGAGTCATCTTTGGATTAACTATGCAGTACCTTCATTGAGTACTGACCACTACAACGATTGGATTATCTCAGGCGGTAGGACGATTAAGCAGTGGGATGATTTGATTAATCCAAATGTATAATTCATCACATATAAAGGAGTAATATGTTTGTAGTAAAATACTGCGTTAGAGATTATGGTGATGTATGGAAAACAGAAGTCGCTCGTTTCGAGACTGAAGAAGAAGCATATTCGTTCGCAAATAATAAAGATGATCGCTCTCCGTTCAAAGACACTTGGCATGAGGTAGATGAAGAATGAAAATAGAACCAATCAAATCCTTGTTCACTAAAGGTAAGATGAACAAAGATTGCGTTGAGAACTAAAGAATAATTAGGAGTAAAACTATGACATATGGGCCAACTATTCGCAACAGAGCGAGTATCTGCACTTGGGATTTGCAATTTAGGTTCTACGATAAGCAACAGTGTACCAAATTCTTTGCTGCATTTATGGAACTCGAAGTATCTGGTGTCGACAACATCAAGTATGAGGTAATTGTTGGTGACAGCATTAAACTCGACGAGCACTGGATTACAATGGAAGGTGGAGTTTGGGCAAATAACTTGTCAACGATCACCAAGCTACTAGAAGATGTTGATTACAAGGAGCTACCAGAATGAACGAACGTATCTGGGAATTGTTTAAACAATCCGGGATTGATATAGGCGAAGATCAAGAAAGCAACATTGAAAAGTTTGCTGAATTGATTGTGAAAGAATGTTGTAACATCATGGAAGAACATAGCCACCGACCAGCAGGTGTTGTTAAACGCAATGTTAAAGAGCATTTTGGAGTTAAAGAATGATTCGCTCTGTTTGCTGTTGTTAAAGGATAAAATATGTTAGTTCAAGACCGCATGACTAAACAGATGTATAATCCAGATGAAAAAATGAAAGAACTAATACAGATGCCTTGGTTCATTAAGCAGATGAAACGAATGAATGGTGCATCTTTCAATAAAGTGGTTTCTGAAGGTCTTGACTACTGTAGTCAAGAAGTTAATAACGAACAAAGGAAAAAATTATGATTAAGCTACCTGAACCTGAAGGAAGAATATGTTTCGAAGGTGGATCTTGGGAAGATGATTTTGTGAGTAGTCAAGACGCTTATTCAGAAGAGCAAATGCTCCAATTCAGGCGCGATGTGTTGGAAGAGGCTGCGCGTGTTTGTGATAACGCAGCAAAACCAGAACCGTTATGTAGGCAAACAGACGAAGAGTTTGCGTGCTCTTGGTGTGCTGACGCTATCCGCAAACTAAAGGATGAAACATAATTAAAGTTTTAACGCTTAGAAATCTGCTATAATTCAGTCATCTAAATATCTCTCTCTCTATCTCTCTTAACTCAAAAAGGAACAAAATGAAATTCAAGGACTTTACTTCAGGTACTAACCCCAGCTTTAAGTTGCATGATACAAATGGAATGGACTTTAGCTATTCCCGGATTAGCTCAAAAGAAATTAAAGCTGGTATTTATGGTAGCTCAGAGGACAGTCAAGGCGGTAAAAAACCAAAGGATAAAAAGAAGGACTACTCACAAGAGCGCAAGAACAAGCGCGGGGAGTGAATATGACTACAGAATATACAAAAGAACAAGTCCTATATCCATGTGACCACTGGACTTCTTTTAAGCGTAATAACTTCCTTGGTTTAGCTGAGATATTCTACAAGGATAGGTTTGATGCTCAGAGGGATGGTTATGCTATAGCAATCTGCCCTTGGTTAAATGAGTTCGGACGTACTGCCTTTAGGACTGCGTTTAAGCCAAGTAATATCTCAGAGGGTGAACGCTGGTTTGATGGTTGTAAGTATTACAGATTACCACCAACAGAAGAAGCAATCCAAAAGATTAACGCTGTAAATGACCACCGGGTATTTGCTCTTTTATTTATGCACGAAATGCACAAGGATTATTTGGAGACTGCTGGATTGAGTGCAGAAGATTAGTTGTATAATTCATTCATCATAAACAAACAATAGAGAGACCAAAATGAAAACATCACTTAACAAGATTCGCTTGAACTCACCTTGCAAAGAAGGTTGGACTAAGTTGTTAAAGCATTTAGGTAAGGTTCAAGCAGATGACGTTGAACTCTCACTCCTAACAATCCTAGAAAGCAATGGTCTTGATGATGCTTTGTGGTGCTTGCGAGCCGTAGATGGCTTTGACAAGGAGAAGCGTCTGATGGCTGTTGCTTTCGCTCGTGAAGTGCAACACCTCATGAAAGACCTAAGAAGTATTGCTGCACTGGATATGGCTGAGAGGTTTGCTAATGGTGAGGCTACACAACAAGAGTTGAATGATGCTCGTGCTGCTGCTTATGTTGCTGCTGATGCTCGTGCTGCTGCTTATGTTGCTGCTGATGCTGCTGCTGATGCTGCTCGTGCTGCTGCTTATGTTGCTGCTGATGCTCGTGCTGCTGCTTATGTTGCTGCTGATGCTGCTGCTGATGCTGCTGCTGCTGCCGATGCTGCTTCTGCTGCTGCCGATGCTACTTCTGCTGCTGCTTATGCTGCTTATGCTGCTACTTATGCTACTTATGATGATGCTTATGATGATGCTTATGATGATATGAGAAATAAACAAGTAAAAATACTAAAGAAATTTATAAAATGAAAAAACAAAAACTAATCGAACTTTTACAAACCATCGAGGGTAATCCAGATATAATGCTCTGGAACGGTATCGTTGGTGATGTTGTGGATTTGAAACCAAAGTTAGTAGAGGTTAGGCTCGTAAAGCAAACTCAAGCGTTCTATCTTGAAATGTGTAGACTTGAGGATTGCGGAGATAAAAAAGATTGGGACTATCAGATGCCCAAAGATGAAGTAGAACGACTGACAAAGCACTACAAAATGTTTAAGTACGAAGAAAATCCCTATGTATATAAAGAAGATATTGACAAAGGCAACTACCAACAAAAGATTGTATATGTATTTGATACTAAACTAACAGGAAAAACCTCTTACTCAAGATGTGGAAATATTGATTATTGATTATTGATGGAAGATGAAGTTACAGAATTAGGTTACAATTACCCCAAGTTGCTCACAAGGCTCCTTGGGGTTTTTCTTTTTATATACATACACAATACATAAGTAATACATGAAACAATTTCTTATCCTAGCTTTGAGTTTATTCCTTGGGTCTCTTGCTTATGCACCTGATGTACCTCAATCAAAACTACCACAGCAAGAGCAGTGCCATGCTTTGAATGCTTACTACGAAGCAAGGAGCGAAGGTATTAAAGGCATGATGGCTGTAATTAAAGTAGTAAACAACAGAGTAAAGGCAAGCGGCTACCCAAGTACACCATGTGGGGTTATCTTTCAGCGTAAGCAATTCAGTTGGACGCACCAACAGAGCTACAAAGCTATTGATGCGCTGTTAATGGGGGATACAACAGGGCTTAATTCAAGGGAAATACAAGCGTATAACACAGCCCTGATTCTTGCGTACTCAAGTGATTTAGAGCTAGCTAAGGTGCTACCAGAAGCTGCTCTGTACTACCATACAAAGGACGTGCGACCAGCTTGGAGTTCTACCTTCAAGAGAATCAAAGTACTAGGTGTGCATATTTTTTATAGCAAGTAGTAAAAGTTCTGGAATACTTGCTATAATTCATCCATCTTATTAATACCTAATAGAAAGTCCAATATGCAAGCAAAAACTAGACAAGCAAAACACAGTCAAGTAAAGTTCAGGAAGGTTATATCACCAGCCTTCGATAAAGATGAATTGTGGGTTAGTAGCTCTGGTACTAAGTGCTGGATTGTATCTGTAGAGAAGTACAAAGGTTGTAAGGATGAGCACTTATCATCTTATGAAGTAACCTATAGGTACTCTAATACTATTAGTGATATATCCAAGAAAGATGCTTGGAATTTTCAAGTAAGATATTCGCATTATTCGGATTCTGTTTGAAAATACACCAACAATTAGCTGTATAATCAAGTCACCTTAAACAACACAACAGAAAGCCCAAACATGAAAACTAACCTAAATAAAATCCGTTCTAAATCACCTTGCACTTCTGGTTGGACTAAGTTGTTGAAACATCTTGGTAAGACAGTTGCAGATGACGTTGAGCTGGATTTGTTGACAATCCTTGAAAGCAATGGTTTGGATGATACGTTGTGGTGCTTGAGAGCAGTAGATGACTTTGACAAAGAGAAGCGGTTGATGGCGGTTGCTTTTGCTCGGGAAGTGCAGCACTTGATGAAAGACCAAAGGAGCATTGCTGCGCTCGATGTGGCTGAGAAGTTCGCTAACGGGGAGGCTACGCAGGGGGAGTTGGAGCTTGCTGCTCATGCTGCTGCTGCTGCTTCTGCTCGTAC